AGATACCGAACAAGCCAAAAATATAAATCTATTCCAAAGACGTATACTTGGTTTAACCTCCTATTATAGAAGCGCACAAGAAAATCTATTACCCTCATTGGTAAAAACAGAAGAAGGTGATGATTACAACGTAGTTTATAATGAAATGTCCGACCATCAATTTGGAATATATACCAAAATACGCAAAGAAGAAGCAGATAGAGAAAAGGCAGCAAAGAAACAAAAAAGAAAGCAGGCAAATAAAGATAATAAAGAGGAATTATTTAACATTTCATCTACATATCGTATCTTTTCACGTGCTGCTTGTAATTTTGTATTCCCTGATGAAATTGAAAGACCCATACCTACAAAGGATGTTGAAAAAATGGATGAAAATGATATGGATGTCGTATCTAAAGAAGCTATCATTGAAACAGACCCATACTCTAATGTAGATGACGAAGAGAAAAATCAAGTAGATATTGAAAATTACGCAAAACGTATTGAAAACGCATTAGTAAAATTAAATGCTATTGATAGTGATACCGGAAAACACAAATACTTAACTGGGGAAATGTTACAACATTTGAGTCCAAAATTCCTACAAATATTAGAAAATTTAACGAACCCAGAAAACATAGGACTACACTTGATATATAGTCATTTTAGAACTATGGAAGGTATAGGTATTTTGCGTTTGATTTTATTAGCAAATGGATATGCTGAATTTAAAATAAAAAAAATGGGTGATGACTGGGATATAGTAGAAGATGAAAATGATAAAGGAAAGCCGAAATTTGTATTATATACTGGTACTGAAACTACTGAAGAAAAGGAAATAATACGTAATGTTTATAATGGTGCTTGGGATTTTGTTCCAGTAAATATAGCATATAAGTTACGAGAACAACATGAAAATAATATGTATGGAGAAGTGATTAAAATCTTTATGATTACTTCATCTGGTGCTGAGGGTATTAACTTAAAAAATACACGATACGTTCATATAGTAGAACCTTATTGGCATATGGTTCGTCCCGACCAAGTGGTTGGTCGTGCTCGTCGTATTTGTAGTCACCAAGATTTACCTGAAGAATTGAGAACAGTTCAAGTATATTTATATGTCACTACATTGAGTGACGAACAAAAGACAGATGATAAGAATATTGAGTTACGTATTCGTGATGTGAGCCGTTTAGATGAAAACGTACCAGTAACTACAGATGAAACATTGTATGAAATAGCCAGTATAAAACAACGTATTAACAACCAAATTTTACAAGGTGTGAAAGAAACTGCTATTGATTGTAATATATATGCTAGAACCGCAAAATCAGATGATAAACCAATGGTATGTTATGGTTATGGAAAAATAGAATCGAATACATTTTCATCATATCCTTCTTTTGAAATGGATAAACGACAGAAGGAAGGATTAGATGTAGCCAAATTACAATGGGACGTCCAAGAAGTAAACATACAAGGAAATAAATATGCATTAAGAAAGGAAACAATGGAGCTATATGATTATGAAAGTTATAATAATGCTTTAAATAATCCTAATGTAGAACCAAAACGTATTGGTAAGTTAGTAAAAGAACAAGGTCAATTTAAAATTATTGAATAAACATAAATGATATAATAAAAGTATAATTATTTTTATTATAACGCATAATAGTGGTTTCAATTAAATCCAATCTTCTTTATAATCAGATGACATGTTAAAGGCTCTGTTAAAGCACCGGATGATTCATCTATTTTAATACCACCAGCAGGAGAACTAACTGGATTATTAATACTTAGTATAGAGTCACTTCCACTAGGTGTAGTTATGATTGACATACCAACTATACTTCCTCCACCAGCTTTACCTACTACAGTTTGAGTTAATTCATTACCATTTAATACTACAATTAAATGACCGGTATTGTTTGTAGTTACTTGAAAGGTTATTTCAAAAATACAATCAGGTGGTAACACAAACTCATTGGGACTGGTTCCTTCTTTACGTTGTATTGTGCCGAATTGATTTACATTAGGACTAGGAAAATTAACTGATTCTCCTGGTTCAATATTATCAGGATTATCATTTATTCCATTTTGGCTCATTTGACCGTAAAAATCAGCATAATTAGAAGCAAAACTAGGTCCAGTTGGTCCGATATCTCCTGTATCGCCTTTTTCACCGGTTGGACCACTGTCGCCTTTTTCTCCAGTGGGTCCGATTTCTCCAGTCTCCCCTTTTTCTCCAGTGGGTCCGATTTCTCCAGTCTCACCTTTCTCACCAGTTGGACCAATGTCACCGGTCTCACCTTTCTCACCAGTTGGACCAATATCACCGGTTGGACCGGTATAACCAGGCTCACCGCAACAACCAGTAGGACCAGTATCGCCTTTTTCACCGGTTGGACCAGTGTCGCCCTTTTCACCAGTTGGACCAATATCACCAGTTGGTCCAGTGCAGCCGGGTTCTCCACAATGTCCGGTTGCTCCAGTATAACCTTTTTCACCAGTAGGTCCAGTAGAACCAGTATCACCTTTTGGTCCAGTTTCTCCATCTCGACCATCGCAACCATCACGACCATCGCAACCATCACGACCTCTATTTCCAGTAGGACCTTTTGGTCCTTCTGGACCTTCTGGACCTTCTGGACCGGTAGGTCCAATATCACCGTCACAACCATCACGACCATTACAACCATTTATTCCATCTATACCGTCTTTTCCGTCCTTTCCGTCACGTCCATCTTTTCCGTCAATACCATCTATACCATCACAACCATCTTTTCCATCACGTCCGTCACGACCATCGCAACCATCTTTTCCATCTTTGCCATCAACTCCGTCACGTCCATCACGACCATCACAACCATCTACACCATCTTCACCATCTTTTCCATCACGTCCGGGTTTTCCATCGTCACCATCTTTTCCATCTTTTCCATCTTTTCCATCACGACCATATTTCCCTACTTTAACCACTTTTTTACAATCATTTCTTTTTTTTGTGCTACACGAATTTCTTCTATAGCAATAATCACATTCTCTATGAGAGTGTTCGTCACAAGTGCAGTATGAATCATCACAACCAGTCATATATAATAAATTATATATACAGTATGGTTACAATATTCACTGTCCTAAATAAAATATTATTACCATTTATCGTGTAAATATACAACACTAAATACAATAATAGTATTTCAATTATATTATTTACAAGCTTTAATTTTTATAATTATGTATTTATCTTCTTTGTTACCGCAGTTTGTTTGTTTAGATTTTTTACATTTATCTCGGCATTTATTGCAGTTACATTTATATGTTTTTTCATATTTGCATCTGCGTGGTTTTTCACATTTTTTTATTTTATGACATTTATCGCATCTACAAGGGGAGTAATAAGATTTGTCTGACTTTTCAGAATTATTAGAATACCGGTCATCATCTGATTCATAGTTTGAATATTCATCAACATAATAATAATTGTTATGTTTAGGCATTATATAATTTATTTACATTATTTCTAAATATACTGCATATATGGTTTTGTAAATTAATATTGTAAGTATAATTTTTATAATATTAACTTTTCTAATTACAATTAAAATTTCTTACGCTTAATTTCACCTTCGTGTAAAACATACCAGTGATCCTCTACGTAATCAACGCTTGTAAAGTAATCAATAAACTTAGCATTAACCATACCTTCACCGTCTTTGAATTTAATAACAACAAAAGGGTTTGTCATGTTACCGTCAGCATCTTTGTAAGATGCGGTAAAACTAGCACTTAAAACCTCTCTATCTTTGATTTCACCATGTGAATCTACAGCATATGTGGTTGCAGCTGCATCAGTAAAAATACAAATCAAAGGACGTTTACCTCCTTTAAGAATGTTAATGATAGAGTCATTTAATGCGTTATAGTTCTCACTATTAAGAGGAATTGGGTTATCATGAGTGGTAGCCATATTATATATATATAATATGGATTTTTTTCTAAATCTATTATAATATAAATGATTAATAACATACCACAAAAATACATTCCAATAAATTTAACTAAAAGGGACCAAAATACACAACGTAAAAATATTGTAAAATCTAGAAAGTTATACAAAAAACAAAAATATTTTGTGCGTCCCAAAGTTAAATCATTTAAATCGAAACCTTCAAAACACGTTATAAAAGCAAAACAAATATACAATGTCTCTACCATTAAACCCACCAGAAAGTTAGTTATAGAAACAGGTTGTTCGAAACAAACATTAGAAGATATTGTAGATAAAGGTAGAGCAGCGTATTATTCCGGGGGTTCTCGACCAAATCAGACGCCTGATTCTTGGGGAATTGCTAGATTAGCAAGTGCGATTACAGGTGGAAATTCAAGTGTGATCGATTATCACTTATTACATTCTGGTTGTAAAAAGAATAGTAAAGCTCTTAAATTAGCAACAAAAACGTGTCGCAAAAAAAATAAATGCCAGAATTATACTATGAAGAAACGAAATAAATAGATATATACCAAATAAAATATAAAAACAAACGCATTATACTAATTATTATATCTGTGTAATAATGAATGAAGAAAATAATGTATTAACTATTAAAACGGTGCAAATTCAACCCATCCGAAATATGATAACTGCCATAAAAGATATATTGACAGATGCTACAATTACTTTTACTAAAGATGGTATGAAGATTATTAATTTCGACAAGACACATACAATTTTAGTCAATGTTTTATTGGACGCAAGTAAGTTTGAAAAATATACTTGTGACCCTGATAAGATTATTGTATGTGCTAACACTTTGCATTTATTTAAAGTAATTTCAACAATGTCTAATGATGATACGTTATCTATGTATATTGATAAGAATGATTATCATGATGGTATTGTATCTCATTTAGGACTTCAATACGATAATGGTGATATTAAACAATGTTATAGTCAAAAGCTACGTTTAATTGAGCCTGATACCGATGAATTATTCGTCCCAGATGTTGAATATTCTATTGTTATCAATCTCCCTACATCTGACTTTCAAAAAATTATTCGTGATTTAAATAGTATTTCTGACCGTATTGAAATCAAGTCAGTTGGTAGCGACCTTATATTTTCTTGTGAAGGTAATTTCGCAAGTTCTCGTATTTTCCGTTCTGAATCTAGAGATAATATGAATTTTATTCAAAAATCAGACAGTTCTGCCATTTACCAAGGGGAATTCTCTTTAAAAAGTTTGTCTCATTTTATTAAATGCACGCCACTATGTAGCCATTTGGAGATGTATCTTGGAAATGATTTACCATTGATTATTAAGTATGATGTAGCTTCTCTTGGTAGCATTAAGCTTTGTCTAGCGAATCTTCCACCTCTCTAAATAACTAATTATGGAATAAATAATTAGTTATTGGAATTATTTTATGTATTTTGTAATGATATTGGCACGTTTTTCCCAAGTGCAGTTAGCAATATATTTTTGTTGATTTGTTAATAAGTTTTGATTATAATCACTATAATAGTTATTTATAAGGTCAATTGTTTTATCTATAAATTGTCTTTTATAACTTGATGGAATATTTTCCATTTGAATTGGATTTTGTAAGCAATCGTCGGTTGAATAATTATCGTGAAGAACATCAATGCAAGGATTATATAAACTTGCAAAAGAATTTGAAGTTTCAGATATGGCACCCAAATCGGATGAAATTATATTACAACGATGAGCCATAGCTTCAAGTATTGAAGTGCAACACGTTTCAGGGTATGTATTTGGATAAAATAATATCATAGCTGTTTTTAAATGGTCGAATAATATTTTTTGTGGAACAGAACCGTAAAACTCCACATTTTTATCTTCAATTAATAATTTATATAAGTTTGTATAGTATTGGTCGAGTGGATGATTTGATATTTTGCTTATGTCAGTTATTTCTTCAAAAACAGATTTATCTTGATTATGTGGATTATCTCGTGAAAAACAAGAAAATATTTTAAATTTAATATCTGGTATTTGCCTCTTTATTTCTAAAAATAATTGATAAGCTATAATAAGACCTCTATATGGTGTGCTAAAATAAACCAATGTTCTTTCTTTCTTTAAATTATATAAACTTTTCACATCTATCAATGGAGAAATTCCATTTTGCATAGTTATACATTTTTGATGTTCTAATCCAAACTTTTGTATGAATCTTTGTTTTTGCCAGTTACTTACAAAAATATATTTGTCAAAAGGATAATTTACAACCTCATTTGTTAAAAAGGATACAGTTATATCATGATGTATCCAATTCCATAACAATATATTTGGATTGATATCCGTAAAATATTTTTTTGGCATAGAGGTTATTCCTTGGAAAATAATAATATCCGGTTTCATTGCTTGTAAAATTGTATCACAGTTATCTAACGGATAATAACATAATCGATTATGTATTTTTGTAGCTCTTTTTGATTTTGTAAAAACACATACACTGTATTTTTCGCTCATAACGTTGGATAAATTATAAAATGCGGATTCTGTCCCACCCAGTGGGCGTTTATTTATAGTATTATAATCCCAATCAGAATAATCAATAAAACATATTTGTGTAAAATGTGAAGGTAGTGTCAATGGAATTATGCGGTATAAATTATACAACAACTTTTTATAAAATAATTGTATTTCTTCTGTATTTATACTATTATGTATGATTTCGTTATAAGGTTTGATTTCTATTTCGGTTATATCATATTTGTTATCTAAATGTGTTTTTATCAAATCTAATTTATTTTGGTTATCAACAATATCATATTCATTATCATTATCATCGTCACTTGTATATTTAATAGAGACACTGTTTTCGTTTAT